CAAGCACTTGATACATGGGTAGTAGATGATTTATACTATGCGGGTTATAAAAAGTTTTTAAAGTTGTTTGATAATTCTAACGATCGACATGTTGACTATGGTAACGGAACTTTATATTATAAAAAAGATATGCAGTATCCTACAGACATTGATCCTAGAGAAGAGTACTTAATGTTTATTAAGTTTCAGCTACAAGATTTGCCTATCCGTATTAAAGATTTTAAAAAAGCATGGGGCGTAAAATATCCACCAGGTGCATACAGCGGATTACATTCACATCAACCTGGAAAACAACTAACAAGTGTGTTATTTTTAGACACACCAAAACCAAGTGTAGAATATCCTTTAGCAGGTTGTTTAACTACACTACAGCCAACAAACAGTGAGATTCAATACTTAACACATAAGCCTATTGAAGGCAAAATGGTAATCTTAGATGGTAAAGTATGGCACGGATCTTATCCTACACTAGAAGATAGACACGTATTTGTTGTAGACTTTGAATATGAAGGTGTAATATAGTGGATATAGAAACTTTAGATACTGCATATCAAGGTGACAAAGACTTTTTTTGGTTATGTTATAACGGACGTATACCTGACTATTGGATTAGTAAAGACAAATATACAGACTATAGTAAATTTTTAGAACTATTTGATAATCCACCAAAGTCACATATAGATTATGGCGGCGCAGTAATACAATATAAAGACGACGACTTCGCATATCCTTATAATGTAGATCAACAAGGTGTATATTTAGAATGGATTAAAAAGTCTATAGAAAAGTTTCAGTTTAAAAATATAAAATTTAAAAAGTGTTGGTGGTTAACATACCCAGAGAATACTTTTTCAGGATTACATACACATGAAGATAGAGGACAACGCACAATGACATGTGTTATGTTCTTAAACACAATATCAATAAGCACAGAAACACCACTAAATGGTAAATTAAAAGCAATTACTGTAAATCCTGTAACAGGTGAATTAGTAAGTGATATGATAAAATGCATAGCAGGAGATGTAGTGGTTATGGATGGTAAAGTTTACCATGGCGTATATCCTACACTAGAAGAAAGAAAGGTATTTGTAGTTGACTTTACATATGATGTAGAAATTGACTAATGATAAGGTTCAGTTCTTGTCAGCAATCACCAAGATTGCAAATACATACAGTATATAAAGAAACATAAAAGGAAACAATATGACACAGTGGATTGGAGCAATCACAAGAGGACATAACGGCGGCGCCGTATTATTAAAAGATGGTGAAATTGTATTTTCAATCGAAGAAGAACGTCTAACTCGTAAAAAATACGACGGTGGACCACTTGCCGCAATGATTAAATTTCTTGATTATACAGATAAATTAGATTATCTTGTAGTAGCACATACACAACCATTAGCAGAATCAAGTAGGATTGACTTTAGTGGTGGTGATATGTATACAGGATTAGCAAGGAAACTAGGACTAATTGATAGAAACGATAATGCTTACACAGCAGATGGCCAACATAATCATAGGCAAGTAATTGACCTAAGTCACATACATCATAAACTACATGCGGCCTGTGCATTTTATCGTTCAGGATTTGAATCAGCAGTAAGTGTTATTGTTGATGGAGCAGGTACATTTATACCAATGAACATTAACATGGGAGTGTTTAACGAAGAATACATGTCATGGGAATGTGAAAGTATCTTTAATTGTGCATATCCTGATAACTTTAAAACTTTATATAAGCATCAAGGCGGTAACGGGCCTTTTCCAGGAACACGTATTCCGTATATTCCATCAGACCGCGAAGGTGAAGAAGGATTTCATGAACTTGTACTAGATGACAGTGCAGGTATTGTTAAAGCATACGAAGCAGTAACACAATATTGTGGATTCCAACCTATTGAAGCAGGTAAAACTATGGGACTTGCGCCATATGGTAAGAAAAACTTAAATATTCCTCCAATTTATTCTGATGGTAATGGTGGCAAATGGCGAACAAGTGATAGAAACGTTGTTATTCCAACATATCCAAATGCGGCTTTAATAAATGAAGCAAAATATGACTATTTAGAAACAGCACAAGATACAATTGATAATAAAACTGACTTAACTACCCAAGAAAACCGTAGAGACTTAGCATATGCAGTACAAGAAGGATCACAACAAGAAGTATTGAACCTTATTTTTAAAGCAGTTGAAATGTCTGGCAATAAAAATGTAGTACTAAGTGGAGGCTATGCACTTAACTGTGTTGCAAACTACTGGTACCTTGATAAGTTGAATAAAGAAGGTATTAAGTTATATGTTGAACCTGTTAGTAACGATGCAGGCACAGCAATGGGTGCGGCTATGTTAGTATATCATCAAACTACTAAAGACAAAACTGTAAGACATTATGCAGAAACAATCTACGAAGGTTTTGAATACACGTATACTAATGATCAAATTGAAGACACTGCAAACAAGTATGGTGCTTCGGTTATAGATGCAGATAATAAAAAAATTATAGAATTGATCAGAAGTAAAAATATTGTTACATTATTTCAAGGCAAAAGCGAAAACGGCCCACGTGCATTAGGAAATAGAAGCATACTTTTTGATCCAACACACGAAGATGGTAAGGATTATGTAAACAAAGTAAAGCGTAGAGAGTATTTTAGACCCTTTGCGGGAAGTATTCTTTTAGAACATGCACACGAATGGTTTGATATGCGTGGATTAGAGCAAACACCGCATATGATGTATGCTATGGATTGTCAAGAAGGCATTGCAGAAAAGATTCCAAGCATCATTCATGTTGATGGTACTTGTAGAATTCAAACTGTGACCAAAGAACAAAACAAACACTACTATGAGCTTATTGAAGAGTTTCATAAACAAACAGGTGTTCCAATTATTTTTAATACTAGTTTTAATTTAGGTGGTGAACCTTTAGTTGAAACATTAGATGATGCTGTACGTACACTATACAATAGTGAAATGGAGTATTGTTATCTACCTGAGTATGGCAAACTAATTGAAATGAAAAACTAATGCTGGTAAACTTATATTCCATTCCAGTATATAAGATAAAATTACCGGAGCATGAACAAGTACAACAAGACTTTGCTGATATACTTGATAAGGATGAGTATTTTAGCAAAGTACCTTCTTGGTACAGTCCTGTAGATACTACATATGGTAACCCTGATGCTTCGAACTTACCATTTAAGACGTTTATTAGATCAGCAATTACTGGACTAAACGAATATCTTGAAAACTTTAGTATAGACTTAAAATTAGATTATAGAATTGAGTGTTGGCTTAACAAATACAAACCTGGCTCATATCAAGAAGTACATAACCATGTAGGAGTTGCACAAATTAGTTGTGCTTACATGATGAACACACCAAAAGATAGTGGCAACTTTGTATTCTATAACAAGGGCTATGACTTTTTACATCAATCAGGTCTTCCTGCATTGTCAACACAACCATTTAGATACAATAATAGAGTAACACCTCCGTTAGAAGAAGGCGATATTGTATTTTTTCCTAGTAACTTAGAACATTACGTATCTAATAATACTAGCGACCAAATAAGGTCAACAATTAGTGCTAATTTTGTACTATCGGAGAAACAAGATGATTAAAAACACAATTAATGAAGAAGAAACATTTGCTGTTAATGAAAACTACGACACAAGATTACATAAGTTTGGAAAAGCAGGTGTACATGTATTAGTAGTTGATAACTTTTATAAAAATCCGCACTTAGTAAGACAACTTGCTTTAGATATTCCAGCATCTGTTAATAGACGTATTAGAGGCGGAAACCCTGCACTAAGAATTAATGCATTTTACGAGTTATCAAGTCTAGCTCAACCATATCATCACTTAGCATCAGAGTTTTTTCCGGAGATAATGTATCAATACGAACCAGGATATATGGATAGAAGCTTTATGAATGCAACATTTATGATTAATGTTATGCAATCAGAAGGACTACCCCCACTTGCACCACATCAAGATAATCGATCAGGTATTAATCTTGCTAGTACAATTTATCTAAACAATGAAAACGAATCTGCTGGCGGCACAAGTTTTTACGAGTTTGGTGGCAAACACTTTTATACTGAAAGTGTAGTAGACAATGACTTTAATGTCACTATGGATGTAGAAGGTAAGATTCCAGTAACACAATACATTACTGATAGTTCACATGACTGGGAAATGATTGGAATGATACCAATGCAATTTAATAGAATGGTATTATACAATCAAGCAGTATTACATACTGCATATGTTAAGCCGGGTATGTTTGTAGATGATAACTACAGAATGAATCAGCAGTTTTTTATATAGGAGAATAGTATGGATGATAATTTTGATGGAGTAGAAGTATACGATAACATCTTTCCTATTGATTGGTGTAAGCAAGTAATCAAAAGATTCGAAGAATTATCTTCAATGCAGATGACTGCAATACAACAGCAAGGTGTTGATAGGAATCAAGACGAACGTATATACATGGATTGGGCAAATCACAACAGTCATTATCATGCAGACGAAGATTTATGTAAATTTTTCTTTGAAACACTAAACAAAACATATTTAGAAAAGTATAAAAAGAAATATGAGAGCTTAGGATTGCTATTTCAACATACAGCAAAAGGTATGAGCGTTCAAAAAACAAAACCACACCAAGGATACCATGCATGGCATTGCGAAAATGCTGATGTAGCAACAAGCACACGGGTATTAGCATACACAATATATCTAAATGGTGTTGAAGAAGGCGGTGAAACAGAATTTCTTTACCAAGGACATAAAATTAAACCTGTTCCAGGTAGACTAGCTATCTTTCCTACATCGTTTACACATCCACATCGAGGCAATCCTATCTACAAAGGCGTTAAGTACATTATAAGCGGATGGTATACATTAGATCACTAGGAACAAAATGAAAATAGCAGTAGTAGGTGGCGGCACAGCAGGCTTTGTGTCAGCGTTAATATTAAAAACAAGTTTTCCAAACTTTGAAATTGATGTAATTCGATCTACTAAGATTGGAACTATTGGTGTAGGTGAAGGTTCAACAGAACATTGGTCTGCCTTTATGGATTTTGTTGGTATTCAAACAGGCGAACTTATTAATGAATGTGATGCTAGTTTTAAATCTGGTATTATGTTTGAAGACTGGAGTGAGAAACCATACTTACAAAGTGTTCATGAGCCATATGTTGCTGAACAACTAGGCGCACCAATTGCATATGCTAAATTGATTGGTGAAAAGGTAGATGCTAGAGAGTTAACAGGTGAATACCTTTGGAATAATGCAACACCATTTAATAAATTTATGGACGAGCGTCCTAATGATACCGGAGTAGCACAATATCATTTTAATACTGCAAAGTTAAATGACTTTTTAACTAAGTTTTCATTAGATAAAGGCATTAATGTTATTGATGACGAGATTACTAGTGTAAATGTTAGTGAATGGAACAAAGTAGAAACAATACAAGGCGAAAAAGAATTATATAAGTATGATTTTTATATTGACTGCACAGGCTTTGCTAGGTTATTAATTGATGCAGTTGGTGCTGAGTGGCAAAGTTATAGTAAGTATCTTAAAATGAAAGAAGCTATTGTATTTCCTACACCAGAAGGAGATGAAATCCCAATATGGACACTTGCAAAAGCAATGGATGCTGGTTGGATGTTTCGTATACCTGTTCAAGGACGTACAGGTAATGGTTATATATTTGATAGTGACTTTATTACAGCCGAACAAGCACAAACCGAAGTTGAAAAATATTTAGGACACGGTGTTGAAGTAGCAAAACATATTAAATTTGATCCAGGCACACTTGACAAAGCATGGATAGGTAACGTATGTGCTATTGGTCTGAGTCAAAGTTTTGTAGAACCATTAGAAGCAAGTAGTATTGGTAGTAGCATTAATCAAACATTTTTATTAGCACAACGTCTTATAAATCATAATCAAGAAACAATTAATAGGTACAATCTCGAAGTTAATGCTATTATGGATAACATTAGAGACTTTATTGTGTTACATTATATTACTGAAAGAAGAGATACACCGTTTTGGAAAGCAGTATCAGAAACACCTATACCAGATAGTTTAGATAAAAATTTACGTATGTGGAAAGTTAGAATGCCAATTGCTGACGATATGACTACACATACTAAAAAAGTTTTGTTTAATGAATACAACTATGCATTAGTAATGCATGGCTTAGGATTATTTGATAACGAAAGTATATTAAAACAATATGAAACAGTTCCGCAAGGTGCAAAGGATCATGTTGAACAAGCAATACAACACAAATTAGAATTTGATAAAACAAAAACTATTCCGCACAAATTAATGCTTCAATTGTTGCGGAGACTAACATGAGAATATTTGCCTTTGGTTGTAGTTTAACACAATATTTTTATCCTACATGGGCTGACATCCTAATACATCATTATAAACAAGAAGGCGCCACTATTGGAGAGAACTGGGGACGTAGTGGTGCAGGTAATCAATATATTTCAACTCGGTTATGGGAAGCACATACTGAACATAAGTTTAATAAAGATGATATTATCTTATTGCAATGGTCTAGTTTTTTTAGAGAAGATAGATTTCATATGGGCAAAGGCTGGCACACTCCAGGCAACTTTAGTAAAGCAACAGTAGGGCAGGACATTCCTTTTGTACTTAATAGTTGGCGTTACGAGTCTATGTGGCAATGGGCTGACATGGCGTGGGCTACAATGCGTGATTGTGCGTTGATAAGCAGTACACATAAAGCATTAGAAAGTCTAGGATGCAAAGTTATATCAACAGGATTTAGGGAACCTACTGAAGGTTGGGACGAACTTAGTAAAGAATTTAATACTAAAAATAAGTATTTAGAATTAGAAGATGTAAGAGCTATATTAGAAAAATATAAAGATGATATTAAAACTACATGTCCTCCAATACTTAATGCACTAGGCTTTGGAGTTGACGACGAGTTTTTTGAAACAAGACCAACTAGTATACCTGATCCAAATCCAGAACTACTACACTTACATCAGCCCGAAGTACACCCACTTACACACGAAGCGGCGGACTTTGTACAAGAGCAGATATGCAAATTAAATAACGAAACTTTAGACTTTGTTAACAAATGGAAGCAAACACTAACAGCTGAAGATTCAATAAAACTTTACGAATTAGACTGGTTTAACTCTGAAATACACGGCTGGTCAGATGATAGATGGAGACCTTAAAATGAGTACACCTGTGATAGGACTAGACAGAGACGGAACAATAAATGTAGACATAGGCACATATGTAACAAAGCCTGAGCAGTTTACACCTATTGAAGGTAGTTTAGAAGCAGTTAAAATGATACGCAACAAAGGTTACGATGTAGTTATTTTAACTAATCAAGCAGGCATAACAAAGGGTATAATGGATCCTGTAGATGTTGATATTGTTAACAACTATATGTTAGAATTACTTTGGAATGTAGGTTGTAGGAGTATTAACGGATTGTATTACAGCACATCTAATCTAAAAGATGATGTGTATGCTAAACCTAATACAGGTATGTTTAAGCGTGCCTCAGCAGAAATTGGGGTTGATTGGAAGAATGGTGTATACGTAGGTGACAAAATTAGTGATTTAAAAGCCGCTGTAAAGGCTAAAGCAAAGCCTATATTAGTACGCACAGGCCATGGTGCTGAAACAATTAAGAAGTTAAATACATTTGCTAACAAAGACCTTAAAAAACAAACAGAAACATTTGATAACCTAAATCAATTTGCTCATAGCCTAGTAGATTTAACATAAATTGTACTGTTACATATCTTTGTAAAACGATAAATACAATATGGAGCATGAACAATGAATAAACTTCTGACAAATCTTTTTAGTAAAGGTGCAAATAACACCATTCATCTGCCGAGCAGATCAAGTTTTAGTTACAGAGGTAGCTGGATTGGAGTCCAATATAATACTGTTGTAGACTCATTTCATTTAGGTGAATATAGCAGTGCAGTGTATCAAATTACAGTAGAGTTTGATTCAAATGAAAAAGAAATTATGCAACTTTCAGTAGTTGCTAGACCAGATAGAGCTGTTGCAACTATATTCGGACGTTCAAGTATTAACCAAGAATTAGTAAATTTATCTGTCACAGTTGATGCAAGTGAAGTAAAAATTAATGCTAGTCCAACGTCAAATATTTACGCTGGTGCAAAGTTAATTTTTCATGCTACATATGCAAAAACTATTCATCAGCTTACTCCTCCTGCAATAGTCGCAGATGTATCCACTGTAGAGGAGTCTGGGGTAAATACTTTTGATGCAACAACTACGTATTTCGATAATACAAACATAACATTTGATAAGGTGTAAGGAATGGCAAAATCAACAATTAACTTAGGTACAGCCGCAAATGACGGTACTGGTGATAATCTTAGAGCAGGTGCTACTAAGGTTAATGCTAACACAGACGAGCTGTATAACGCTTTAGGCGACGGAACAAATCTTAAAGATATTGTAAACTCAAGTATGGAACTTGATATACAAAATGACGATTCAAAAATTAACAAAGTAGCATTTCATGCCGCAACGTTAAACCAAATGAACGCAATTAGCACAAGCACATATCATGGTGCAATGTTACACGTACATGAAGGTGGAACAGTTTATGTTGCACATGCAAGTGCATGGCGCAAACTACTTTTAGATGCAAGTGCAGGAGCAATTCCTAACTATACAGATCCTTTAAAACCGGTTGCTTATGTAGGAAACATTAATAGTTTATCAGATGTTGATACAACATCACAGGCACCACAAACAGGCAACGTTCTTAAATGGGACGGTGGCAAATGGGCACCAGGAACAGATACTACATCAGGTGGAGGCGGAACAGACGCTGACACATTAGACGGATTTGATAGTTCATACTTTACAAACTTTGATAACTTAAACAACAAGCCATCCATTCCGGCTTCATTAGTTGATTTAAGTATTATTGACGGATCAAGTGGACAAGTTTTATCTGCAAACGGTAATGGAACATTTACTTTTATTACACCAGCGGCTGGCGGACTACAAAATATTTTCCAAACAGTTGACGGCGATTCAGGTACTACTACAGCAAATTCACAAACAGATACATTAACAGTTGCTGGCGGTACAAACATTACAACTAGTGTTGTTGGCGATACACTAACTATTAATTATAGTGGTGATGCACTAAGTGGTGAAGCTAACCAAAACGCATTTAGTAATGTACAATCAGACGCAGGACTAGCGGCGGCTGATAGTAAAACTGATACACTAACTATTGCAGGTGGTACAAATATTACTACATCAGTATCAGGTGACACAGTTACTATTAACGGAACAGTTCCAACGTTTGCAAGTTTATCAGATACAGACTTAACAGGCGCAACAGCAGGTAATGTTTTAGTATATGATGGTTCAGACTGGATTGATAGTCCACATACATACGATCAGATTGCATATCCTGCAATGACAATGTTAACTGTAACAGCTGATAGTAATAACGGATATAAGTTTAGTCAATACGGTAATACAGAAGATCCAACAATTTATGCTTTAGCAGGTGCAACGATTGCATTTAAAATTAACAGTGGCGCAAATCATCCATTCCAAATTGAAACAAGTGGAGGTTCACCATATAGTAATGGACTTATACACGTTGCATTAGATGGAGAAGAGTCAACAGGATCAGATGCACAAGCTAAAACATCAGGTACATTATATTGGCAAGTTCCAGCAAATATTAGTGGCAATTATCAATATCAGTGTACAGTACACGGTTCAATGCAAGGTACTATTGTAGTGAAAGCATTGAGTGCAATTTAAGGAAATAGGGATAAATGGCAACAGTAATTAACGATAAATTCCAAGCACAAAACGGATTTGAAAGTCCTAACTTTACAGTTGATAAATCGGGTAAGCTAACTGCACCGACTATTGATGTTCAAAGTATTTTGCTTAACGGAACTCCGTTTGTTGCTTATGTTCCACCTGCAGATGACACAGGTGATGACACAGGTACACAGGTATCAAACAGTTTTGAAAGCCTTGCTGTAACAGGCGGTGTTTTCAAAGTTAACTATTTAGGTAATACATCATTATCTGTAGTTAATGGTAGACTAACAATTAGTAGTATTGGTGCTTTACCAGGTAGTATTGACAATGTAGAAATTGGATATAATACTCCTTCGCAGATTAGAGTACATACAATTGATATGGCGGCTAATCCGGATAGTACAGCATCGACTATAAATATGAATGGTGCATCAGTAAAAGGTGATGTTAATATCGCAGATAACGTGGTTTTGATTAACCAGCCTACTGTAGGCACCCACGCAACAAGTAAAGGTTATGTAGACGCAACGGCAACAGCCCTTGCAGTAGCATTTGGAGCATAAAGAATGGCTAAGAAAAAGATTTATAATTACAAGTTTTACCCAGGACTAGGATTAAATGATAACTCATATCCGAATGCATGGGCATTGCTTACAACTAACAAAGACTTTATACAAAAAGAAGTTGCGGCTTGGATATTACAACAAGTAAACGATAACGCAACAGGATTTGTAGGTTATACATACAGTCAGTCTAAATGTGAAAGAGACACAGGATTTAACATTGACGCTTGGGCACACGACTTACGCTACACAGGTAACGAAGAAACAACAAGAATTTCACATACATATTGGGAACAAGATGTTGCACAGGTTGATGGAGACAGAGTAGCAGAAGTAAAAGCAAAAGAATTTACACGTGATCTAATTATTAATCACGTATTCACTAACAGTCCACAGTCAACACCATACCAAGGAAACGTAGCACAAGTTACTAACGGTGTAAATGGCGAAGCCCAAGCTGGCTCACGCATTCAAACACTTTCAGGAATTGTTATAAATGTATTGACTTCGGGTACAGGTGCATTACCAACATTCGAACGTAAAGGCTTAGGACATGTTAGATTCCAAGGTAACTACGATGCTAGTGACTTATTAATTGTAACTAACACAACTAAAACAGAAGTTATCTATAACTTTACAGATGTACTTAAAGGTGGTAGAGTAACAAGAGTTGACGATGTTACACCAAGAGATTCAAGTGGCTATGTACCAAAATATGATAGTACTTCATCTAATGAAAATGCAGACAGCGACTTTCCAAAATACTTACAAGTTACTGATGCTGTTACAATTTTAGATCTTACACATAATACTGAAGGTCAATCAGAAACAGACGAATTACAAATCTTTATTGACTCGCCAGAACAAATTACAAGACCATATGACTTTGGATCAGACGCTATTGAACGTATGCGTATTGCTCCACCGTTAAGTATGCTTGACGCTGACTTTGAGTACGGACTACAGCCTACTAAATGGTCAGCTATTGGTATGATGCGTGGTTATCCAAGTGTTTACGAACTTCCAGGTACTGATACACAAGTGCTAAGTGTTATTACAGATGCTTCAGCAGGTACAGCAGGAATTGGTTCGTCAAAAATTACAGTTACAACAGTTGGCGCACACGGATTTGAAGCAGGTACTCCGATTACAATTAAAGCACTTGAAGATAGTGTAGGTGGAGCGGCAAGGTCAGAAGGTTCTTTTATTATTGACGACATTCCATCAACTACAACATTTACATATTACGCTAAAGCAAAAGTTGGTACAAACTCCGGCGAAGTACTTTCAACAACTTATACACAGTTACGTAAAGGTGCTTTCTATACTGGTGCAAGTGTTGGACAGCCATTGTTTACAGTATTCAGTAATGGTACAAATGGTACTATGACATTAAGTTTGGCGGCACAAACAAGTGAAAACAGATTAGCGTTTACAGGTGATGTACCAGAAGTTGGTGCTCCAATTGCTAACGCGGCATTTCCAACAGGAACACAGGTTACTGCTATTGCAAGTACTCCAGACGGTAATACATTACCATTAAACTTAGTAAATGATATTAATATTGGTAATACTGATATTGAAGTTGCAAGTACAACAGGTATTGTTGTAGGACTAGCGGCTGATAACGGTAGCGGAGATGCTATCTTTGTTAACAACATTGCTGGTACCACACTTAGTATGAGTGGTTCATTTACAAGTCAAATTATACGTAACACAGAAACTTATACAGGTGTAACAGGAACAATTACAGCACCTGCAGGTTCAAACGCACAATTTACAATTTCAAGAACTGGCACAGCATATTCAATAGACTTAGTAACACAAGCAGGATCAGGATACATTCAAGGTGATAAACTATTAGTTACAGGTGATAACTTAGGTGGTACTACACCTGCACATGATGCAACAATATTAGTTACAGCAGTTAACGGTACAGGTGGTGTAACAGCCGCAAGTGTAAGTGGAACTGCATTAAGTGGAACTATTGCATACACTGGACCAACAGCAGTATTAACGCAAAACGGTGGTTCAATGGGAAGCACACAGTTTGATATCAACTATTCCAGCGGAAGTTATACAACAGTAGATGTTAACTCTCCAAACGATTCACAAAACTATACAATTGGTGATAGAATATTTATTAGCGGTAGTTCTGTATTAGGTGGTGTAGGACAACCTGGTAACCAAAACAATGGCGGAAACGACTTTGTTGCTAGAGTTACAAGTGTTGGCGCTGGCGGATCAATTACTGCACTAGTGCCAGATAATGGTGGATGGAGTATTGGTACACCTCCAAGTCAAACAAGAAGTTATAGCTTTGGCGGATCAGACTTAGCATTTACAGGTGGTTCAGGATCAGGAATACAGTTTGCTATTAATGTAACCAGCGGTGTGTATTCATATCAATCTTTTGGACAAGACGGCACAGGATATACAACAGCAGATACACTTATTTGTAGCGGTGCTTTAATGGGCGGATCAAGTCCAGCTAACGATGTATATTTAAGAGTTGTTTCAGTTAACGGCGTTGGTGGTATCACTGATGTACGTGTAGAAGGAGCAGACGAATCAACAACACCATCAGCGGCAGACGCTGGCGTATTTGAAAATAAAGGTATGACAGATCTAGTTGGTTCAGGTGCAACATTTGATATTGCAAACGACGGATCAAGCTATAGTACAACAGTTACAGCAAATGGTACAAACTATCATGTAGGTCAAACTTATGTAATAGCAGGTAATTTAATTGGCGGATCTACTCCTGCTAATGATGCAACTATTACAGTTGATAGTGTAAACGGTGAAACTGGTGCTATTTCAACAGTAAGCATAACAGGTAGTGCACCAGCATTACCAACAGTGTTTACTGGACAAGCAGGTAGTAATGTAGCACATGCAGGCTCAAGCGGAACATTTGATATTACTAGAACTTCAGGTGTATATAGTCTTGCTATTAACGCAAGTGGTAGCGGATACGAAATTGGTAACATAATTACTATTCCAGGTAATACACTAGGTGGTGCAACTCCAGCACAAGATGCAACAGTTATTGTAACAGCCAAAGATGGTAGCGGTGGATTAAGCACAGCAAGTATTACAGGTTCAGCAGTTGCAGGTGGTGGACTAAACTTAGTAAACGGTGTTACACTAACAGACTTTACAACAACTACAATTGATGCGGCTACAAGTGTTAACTTTGAAGCACTATCAACTATTGAAATTACATGGCCTTATGCACACGGAATTGTGCCAGGTGATACATTTGTTGTTGATGTTAACTCAGATGATGGAGGCTCAAATAATCACTCACTAGCGGCAGGTTCGTTTATTGCAATTAATGTTCCAACTAGTAAAAAGATTAGATATAACACAAGAGCTCCAGGATCTGTAAGTGAATTTGATGGCAGTTCTACAGAAGATAGAATCCAAGGTAACGTGTACTTACGTCCAGATAGTTTCTTTATTCACAGACCATATGATGGTGGTGTACAATTAGGAACAGGCGGACCACAGCACGGTGCTCAAGCAATTAGACAGAGTAAAAAATATATTAGATACCAGTCAGGTAAAGGTATTATGTATACCACTGGTGCATTGTTTGCACCAAGTTATGACGTAAGAACTATTACAGCAGACGGCACAGGTATTGGTGCAATCATTACTATTGTAACAGATGATAACGATCACGGCGCACAAGTTGGTGGTAAGGTTAGACTTATTGGTGTTGAATCAGCAGGTTATAACGGTGAATATACTGTTACACAAATCATTGACGAAAGAACATTAAAATGTTTATCAACACGCAGACTAGGTACACAAAATGCTGTACTAGGTTTTGCGGCACAGCTGACAGTTGTTGGTTGGCATGGAGCAACAGTCCGTTCAGGTATCTTTGATGATCAAAACGGAATTTATTGGGAGTTTGATGGCTCGAACATTAGTGTTGCACAACGTACAAGTACAAAGCAAATTGCAGGTACTGCACAAGTTACAGTTGACTCTAACTTAATGATAGGTACTAACACAAGATTTAGAGATCAGTTAAAAGCTGGTGATAGAATTGTTATCAAAGGAATGACACACGTTGTTGCAAACGTTGATTCACAAACACAAATAACAGTAACACCAGACTACAGAGGTGTTAACAATGTTGCATCATGTAAAGTAAACTTAATTACAGATAAGAAAGTTTTACAAGAAGAGTGGAACTTAGACAGAATGGACGGCACTGGCAAGAGTGGATACAATATGGATGTTAGATACATGCAGATGATTGGTATTCAATACAGTTGGTATGGTGCTGGTTTTATTGACTGGATGGCACGTGGTGCTGATGGTAACTTTGTATTCTGTCACAGAATGCGTAACTCAAACGTAAACACAGAAGCGTTTATGCGTTCAGGTAACTTACCAGTGCGTTATGAAGTTACAAACGAAGGTGCATCATCAGCTCTTATCGACGACATTGATGCTACACAAACATTTATACCAGTTGTAGAATCTAAGTTCTTCCCAGATAACGGAACAGTGTATATTGATAACGAAATTATTAGTTACACAACTATTGATCATACACTAAAAAGATTAACAAACTGTACAAGAGGAACTACACTACAAAACTTCCAAGCTGGTGCAACTAGACAGTACAACGCAGGTCCAGCAAGTGGACACGCAGAGCGTACTGGTGTTATTTTAATTAGTAACAGTATTACACCACTTATATCACACTGGGGTTCAGCGTTTATTACAGACGGTGGCTTTGATGATGATAGAGGTTACATCTTCTCATACACAGAAACAGGACTAAACATTAGTACAACAAGACAAACAGCGTTCTTACTTAGACTAGCACCTAGTGTTAGTAATGCTATTGTTGGTGACTTAGGTGATAGAGAACTGTTAAACAGAGCTCAGTTGCTTATGCAAGGTCTAGAGATTACATCAGATGGACTTGATCCTGAAAATTCTAACGCTCCAATTTACGGCGGTATTGTTGTTGAAGGTATTTTGAATCCACAGAACTATCCACTTAACCCAGGAGACATTGGTTGGACTGGATTGTCAGGACTAGCACAAGGTGGACAGCCAAGTTTTGCACAGGTTGCATCAGGTGGTTCTGTTAACTGGAACAGTGGTGATACAGCGACATATAGTACAGCGGCAGTTATGCCACAGGTTACAACAACAGCACAATTAATGCCATGGTGGTCATTTAGAACAAACAGAAATTACGCATATTTTGATGCAAACAGTTGGGAAGATTCTAACTTATCAGTTGGTGACCAGGTTAACGCAGATGGCGGAGGAAACGAATACTTCCCACAAGGTACTACAATTCAACAGATTGTTGACCAAAGTATTTACGGAAGATACTTAGTTTACTTCTCAGGTAATTCAAATTCAAATTCAGGTAACGGTGCTACACAAACATTCCAAAAAGGTGGCGATGAATCTAATTCAAACTTTGCATTCTTCCTTAAAAATGTTTGGGACGCGGCTGGTGCAAGATCAGGTACTGAAATTGGTGATGCTGGTGGTGCACCAACTAACCAAGGCGATATTAGTATGCCATCATCAAGTTATGTGTCAAATATTGAAGGACCATTACTATTTGGGAACCAAGGTTCGGGTGGTATTGAATTCTATAGAGTTAGCTTTAACAACAGTTACAACGGTACACTTAGCCCAGGCGACTTGTACAACTTTAAATTCCAACAACCTCCATACGCACAGCCAGGAGAAACAGTGTTCTCATTCATTGCTCAACCTGGAGAAAGATCTACATTGGATCTAGGACAATTGAAAGAACTTACAAATACTACACTAGGTGGTAGAGGTACTTTCCCAAATGGTCCAGACGTGCTTGCATTGAACGTTTATAAAACGTCAGGCGCGGCAGTAGATGCGAATATTATTATTAAATGGGGTGAAGCTCAGGCTTAATCTTTTTAAGGGGTAGTAGTTACAGAACCATCAGCATCATCTTCGGATGGTGCTGTTTCCATTTGTGGCTTAGACTTTTGACTATCACCAGGTGCAATACGATAATTATCTTCAACACTATCAGGTGTACTTACTTCAGTAACACTACTTCCAGGTTCCATACAAACTAATTGATGTGGCATTAGTGGCGGATTGCGCCATGTCATACCTTCTGTAAGTTCTTGTGATTTATACTCAGCAGTAGTTGTGTCAATATAATTTAATAGAAAACGTCCGTTGTTAACAAACCATGTTTCGTCTTTTTCTTTATGAAAGTGCATACTAAACTTAGAACCAACTTTTTCAAATACCATAATTTTACCACAGTATAAATCATTCGTTGCCCAAATTACTTCGTAACCCCAGCCTTTGTCTACTTTACCTTCTAGTCTAGTTGGTTCCATTAATGTACTCCTCGATTGTATGCCAGTGTCTTATTGCTATAGCATTATGTAGTTTTGCATTATCTGCACAAGTGTATTCTTGATATTGACTTTTTAAATGATCTGGCATTGGAATGTATTCAATTTTTGCATCATATCTTTTAGCAATTAATTTAGCAACTTCTTCAACATTAACTGCTTTACTTGTTCCTAAATTAAATACACCGCACGTATCAGTTTCATGCATCATTTTTTCATGTACAACAGCAACGTCATGCACACTTACAAGGTCTCTTTTAAATTTATTGCTACCTTCAAATAGTTTAATTACTCCGTCTTGACTTGCTTGCTTTTGAAACTTACTAACTAGACTCATTTGATCACCTTTGTGACCTTCACCAGGACCGTATACGTTAAAGTACCTAAAGTTCTGTACAAGCATACCAAAATTTTCGTAGCCGTTTTCTTTTAAGAATTTATCAATTAGGTACTTACTCCATGCATAAGGTGTTTGCGGATAAACAGGATCTGACTCTTTAAAACTAGTGTTGTTACCGTAAACAGCAGAAGTACTTACAAGTTGAATATTAGTATTATAATTTTCGCAAACTTGTAATAGACGTAATGTAAATTCATAATTATGAGCCCAAACTTTGTCTACATCTCTTTCAGTAGTATCTGATATTGCTCCACAATGTATTACCCAATCGTATGATGATACGTCTGGAACTACATGTTCAACCCACTCAAAGCCTTCAACTTCGTGGTCTCTTGATTGTAGATAATTGGCAATATAGCTACCAACAAATCCTTTATGTCCTGTTACTAATACTTTCATTTGTACCTCTTTTTACTATTATACTATCTTTAATTACCGTTGTCAATCTTTTTAATTATGCTTGTTGTGCTATGTCCTTCAACAGTAGGGAATATAACAACATCAGCTAGATGATTTCCTACCACAGTATCAAAGGTATAGTCGCCACCTTTTACTATAATATCTGGCTCTAATTTGGTCATTGCTTCCAACGGAGTATCTTCATCAAAAATAATTACATCATCTACAAAACCAAGCTCTAAGAGCAATTCCTTGCGGGTGTCCTGATCGTTAATGGGTCTTAAATCGCCTTTTAAACGCTTAACACTTGTATCGCTGTTAATACCCACTATAAGCCTATTTCCTAAGCTGTATGCGTGTCTAAGTAGCTTTAAATGGCCTATATGCAGTATGTCAAACACTCCATTAGTCCATACAACTACATCTTCTAAATCATCTTTTTTAAGAATATATGTACCAGCATGTTTTACACTTTCTGTCGAACCACGAACAGCAATCTTAATTGCTTTTTCATAATCATGCCCTTTAGTAAGTGCATATACAAAACTTGCTAAAAAACAATCACCAGCACCTGTAACATCTGCTACTTCTAAATTATCAACAGGTACTTCATATCTTTTACCATCAATAGTAGCAATAACTTCTTCACCAGCATTAGTAGTAATAATATTACCCTGCCAATTATCAAATTCTAATGATTCGAATTCACTGTAGTTAGGTTTTACTAACCAAGCACCTTCGTAGAACCACTGGTTTTCTTTTGGATCTACAATTATCTTACAATTAAATGTATTAATATGTTCAATAATTTCTCTTGCTTCATCTAATACACCTTTGTTGTAGTCACTTAGTAAAACATAGTCGTATTGAGAAAAATTAGTTTCTTTTACTTGTTTTAAAACTTCTGTTCCGTTTGCTTGTGCGTCATCATCAATACGTGTGATATAATGTCCGTCACAAATTATTCTAGTTTTAACACTAACTTGACCTTGTGTTTCAAACATATCAACATCAACGCCTAAACTTTTTAAGTTTTCATATACAAGTCCTGCACCGCCTCTTGTTTCTTTTTCTTCAATATAAGTTATTACAGGAACAGGTGCTTCTGGGCTGATACGTGTAGATGTACCGTAGATATATTTGTCGATAATTACATCGCCAATAACTAAAACTTTCATTACATATCCTTTATATATTGTGTATTGTCTGGTAAATGTTGAGTGTGGTTATCAAAAACTTCAACATGATAACGATATGCACTGTCACTAAAATCTATATCATTATTAAACTTTAATTCTCTTTCAGCAACTTCAGATGTTAATTTGCCTGTGCCTGCAAGTACATAACTCCACAAAGGCCATCCTGCTCCGCCTTCTGGTCTAGGGAATAATGTCATATTAGGTACTCTATGTTTGCAAACTTCGTGTATTGATTTTACAAACTCTGTAGTTGTTACTCCACTATCAATATACTTCCAAAATTCTGTATCATTGCGTCCGCATGTATAATGTGCTACTAAGAAATCTCTTGTTGTGTCATACATATGAGCTTTGTCGTTGTTGTATTTGTTAACGGTTCCTTCGTTGCATGTGATATCTCTGTTAGTAGACAAGCAACTAAACACAAAATCTTTTAATTGCATAATTGTTGTATGTATACTTGTTGCTTCTAATGGTTCTGCAAAGGCCGCACACAATCCAATTGATAAAACATTCTTAATCCAAAGTGTTTCTTGCCTTCCTGATTCAAACTTTAATAGTCTAATTGGATCAACTTTACGCCCAATTGTTTGCTCAAGTTCAGCATGTGCTTGATCAGGTGTAACAAATTCATCACTGAATACGTATCCACAACCACGCCTATTTTTTGTAGGTATTTGCCAACACCAACCATTATTTTGTGCCCATGCATTAGTTACAGGTTGAATAATTTCATCATCTTCATACGGCAAAAAAAATGGTAATGCACTGTTTACAGGCAAATTATCCTTGTAACTTTTCCATTTTCCGCCTACTGCTTTCATAAGCACTTGATTGAATCCACTAGCATCAATAAACATGTCGCCTTCAACAGTATTACCATTACTTAACTTAACTGACTCTACAAATCCAGTGTCTGACTCAAGCATAACTTGTTCAACTTCACTGTCAATATGTGTAACAGTTTCACAAATCTTCTTAAAATATTGGCCTACTTTGTGTGCATCAAAGTGATATGCATGATTGCCTGCAGGCTCAACAAAACTATTTTTATTATGATGTATTTTATACCCAAGTTCAGTAGCAATGTGTAATAAGTCTTGATCTCTGTAACCTAAAGCATGTTGAAACATAAGGTCAACAACATCATTACTAGTTGGTGTGCCATCAATAGGACCATAATAATGTTTGTTTTTGTCAGGTCCCCAACCAATATGTTTAATACCTAATTTAATTGTAGCATCACACTCTTTAATAAAGTCTTGTTCATTACAACCAAAGTCCCACATCTCATTGTGGATAATATTTGTTAGTGATCCTGTTGATCCTTCGCCTGCACCTATGATACCAATCTTTGAACTTTCAATGACTGTTACTGTGTTTTCGGGCTTAATTTTTGAAATCATTAGAGCCGCTAGCCAACCGGCAGTGCCTCCTCCAACAACAACTATCTTCATACTAAACTTCCTCTATCTCCTCTGAACATTGCTCGTTCAGCCCAGTCTAACCCTATATTTGTACTTTCAATAGCATCAGTGTGATTAACACTTCCGTGCATACGATGTTGCTCTGCTATCAAAAAGTCACGCATGATAAAGTCTATTTTTATAGGATTTAGGTAATTTAAATCTACATTAATAGGATATCCCATTTGTATTAACCACAAGTGCCAATTAGGAGGATGAAACAATGTACGAGACTGTACATTAGTATAAAATTTTCTGTTTGGATCTTTTAACCAGCGTTCATAAAATAAATGTTTGTCTGACTTAACATGTGTTTCCTTTACATAATTCCAAAATGGTGTGTCCCATTTAGTATCAGCATAGTGACTATTAATAAAGTCAACAGCATCTTCGTACCAGTATTGCATATCTTTGTTATATGAGTCTATATCAGCTTGTCCGTAAGCGTATTGCGGAATACGCTCTGCTAACATTTTAACACCATTAGTCATACTAGCAAGTCCAGTTGACTCTAACGGTTCGATAAATCCACCACTAAGGCCGATTGAAACAACATTATTCTCCCAGAAATTTTCACTGTAATAAGGAAGCCAGTCAATAACTTTTAAGTCTTCAGGTTTAATTCTACCATCCCAGTGGTCACAAAAATATTGTTTTGCTGTATCAATGTCTGTTATGTCTTTATTGAAAACCATACCACTACCAAAACGTGTTTGTGTAGGAATTTTCCAAATCCAACCGTGATCAACAGCAGGACAATTTACATATGGTACACGTTCTTTTTCTACATCATTGTACGGAACATGTCCAGCAACAGCAGTGTTTGTAAACAATCTACCTTCACCTAATAGTTCTACACGTTTAGGTTTTTTAAGAATATTAGCAAAGCCTGTACAGTCAATATAAAAATCTGAATAGTGTTTTTTTCCATTTTTCAAATCTAAACTTTCAATATCATTTTGTTCGTTACGATTTACATTAACAACTTCACTTTTAATTAGATTAATCTTGTCTCCACAATGTCTTTGTAATACTTGTGTCAGTTTGCCAGCATCAATATGGAATGCTAGGGTGTCGAATGCTCCCCACATATCTACTTTGTTATTTTGACTACATTCATATGTAGGCATCCCGGCAGTTTTGAAATCCATATCTTGTTTTTGTGCCCAAATATCATACTGTGTAGCGGCTTTATCAAGATAACTTCTATTTAAATAAAAAGGATGCCATACACTACCTTTAGGATCTCTCCAACCAGGAAAATTAATACCTGCTTTGTATGTTGTATCAATATCTTTAAACCATTCAGTTAAAGATAATCCGCACTCTCTTAAATATGATGGGAATGTAAGTACAGTTGCTTCACCAACACCAATAGGATTTCCAACTTCTTTGTCGATTACTGTTAGTTCAATATCCCACATATTATTTTGAATGTATGCGGCCGCTAACCAGGCCGCTGAACCGCCGCCAACAATAGTAATATTTTTAAGTTGTTTCATTTATTTGTCCTGTTCTAAATAATCAATTAAACTAAACACTGTTTCAAATTTAGTTTGATTGGTTTTACTTTGTAATGTATTGCGTAATCCCATGTGTAATGGTTTAGGCCATCTTCCAAAACTTACCCATGCATATCCGTCATGTTCTTCGTTTAGTTGTGGAAGGAATTCATCTTTTAATATGCACAAATATGTATGAAAACTAAATTTTTCATCTGTACTAATAAAAGTTTCTAATGGAATTGTTTTGATTATGTCCGGTAATTCGCCGACTTCTTCGTGTATTTCTCGTTGTAGTGCAGGCCACGGAGCTTCATTCTTACCGTTAGTACCGCCTACTAATCCCCATACATGTTTTTGTTTGCTTTGTGTGCGGTGTAATAATAAAAACCGTTGTGTTTTAAGTGAATAAAATAAGGCACCACTGCATATAATTTCTTGACTCATACAAGTACTTATTTTAGAGTGATAGGCGCCAGGTGCCTTTTCGGTATTCGCCTTCGAATGAAAGTATCCATTCTGTACCAGTCCATCTGTACTGTACACCAGTATTTAGGTTGGTTATATATTTTGTTGTAGTTCCTGTGTCTGCACTAGCATCAAATACAACATGCCAATTAGAGCCATCCCATTCTACAATGTCATTTTCGCCTGCTACAAAGTCTGTATTATCTGCATTTTTCCATGCATCAGGCCCATCATAACCTGCTACACCTACATTATCACTGGTATTAATAGCACCTAATAATAACAATCTTAGTCCTGCCGCTTTTGCATCAGTTGGATTATACTTACCAGGATTAATAATAAAATCAATTGAACCTGTATTATTTCTACCAGCTGGCGAGTTTAGTGTTGTGTTAGTAGGTATAGTATCTTCATCCCAATCAACAACCAATTGACTCTCGTCTAGTGGGTTAATAGTTACCGATCCATTAACACTTATACTTGTATCTTCACCTTCTAATATCTTACGCTGTAATTGTAACTGTGATAATCCTGCTCTATATTCGCCTGGTAATACTTCTATTAATTTAGTCCAAGTTACTGTTCCTGTTTTTCCTCGATCAATTAGTTGTGCAATGTTATTCATTACAACCATATCATAGTCTTTGTATGTAGCAGTATTAACTGATAGGTTCAATGTATCTCTTTGTATACGATCAGTCTGCTTATCCATTGCCGCCCTTTCTGCTGGACTATCAGAATATGCCTTTAATTCAGGTGTACTAATACCTAATGCAATATTACCATTTGATTCGTCAAATATACTCATAATAACATTTGTTATAATACCTAACTTTTTAACTTTAGCAGGCATGTTAATGTATATTGGAGTTGTAAAACTAAGTTGTGCAACATCAATTTCACTTTCTGTTCCAATTGGAATACTTCTATTACTAAAACTTGTGCTAGTTAATTCCACACTAGTTAAACTACTCCAGTCGACATAATTATCTGTTGTTTGTATTTCTAAACTAGGATTAAACAACATTAATAACTGTTCCATAATTTGTAATTTTTGATCTGTGTTAGTTGACCAAATATCTACATTAACATTTAATGTATATGGACTAGGCATTATACGTTCTACTGTATAATTTTTACCTTGTGTGTTTAAATATTCACTACCAGTAGAATCGTAAGCACGTTCTCTAAGATGCACTTTACTAGTAAAAGAACTATCACTAGTTCTAGTTCGGTCTTGTTCTAACCCCGTGATGTATACTGACATACGCGGCGCACTTGGTATTTTGTTTTCTGAATTATCTCTTAAAATATGACCAACTTGACGTGTAATATCGCCATACATAACAGGTACACGAACTATTTTATCATCGCCGTCTTTGTATGAAAAGTTACTAAACAGTCTTACTAACTGAGTAACATATCTACGTATTTGTCCATCATAAAAATGTTGCATTACTCTTTACCTTTACAAGATTTACAACCGCAGTCATTTAAGAAAAAATGTACAATGGCCATTGTAAACCACATCCATGTCATTTCACCTATACCAAACAGTGTATTGCCGTGTGCAGGCATATCGTGATCCATATGCATCACTGGCATCATATCTAGATATAAAAAATATACACCTAGCCCTGCAAAAATTATTCCTGCAATATTATGTCTAATTATTCTCATTAATTATCCGCCTTTGGTCTTAGAGCTTTACCTAATCCTTGTCTTTCTACAACAGTTTCACCTGCAATAGTTGATTCATTTGTATTGTTAACAAACGTACCTTTTTGTGTTTGTTTTGTATTAGTATTTGTCATTGTCATTCTTACATTATCTTCCATCTTAACCCATCTTCTACCGTCATATCTAAATAATCTATTTGGCATCATATCAATTCTTAGAAAATAATCACCTTCAGCTTGCGTAAGTGGAAAACTAATACCACTTCCAAATGCTTCGCCATTAGGTGCTAATCCGTCGCCAATAATATAACCTGTATAGCCCTCACGCTCTGGTGTTTGGTTAACTCTATCTGCTAATTCGTTTTGTGTACTTGCATCAAGTTCACTACTATCTGTTGTTACTAATTCTGGTTCGCCTCTATCATCAACTTGTAGGGTATATAAATGACTTGTATCATAACCTGCTTTAGGAGCATCAGATTCTGCTTGCGAAATAATAGCATCATTAATTTGCATCTCTTTATCGTAGGTACTAAGTACGTCACGTAGTGTTTGTGATGATCCTTCTTCTGCTGGTAAATCAAGTACTTCTTTGAACTCTTGACTATCAATAATTTGTTTCATTTTCACACGATATAAGTGTGGGTACCAAGTTGGTGAAAATCCTTCACTTGCTCTGTTCACATCTTCAACAACATAATAACGTTTTAACGCCACACTAAAATCATTAAGTGCATTTTCGTCTTTTAAGTGTGGAAGTTCAATAACATCACCAGACATAATTTTACGTCCTAGTGTTTTTACACTATAATTAATTGGTATAGTCATAAAAATAATATCATTTTGTAGGAACAAACCAAATTGGCTCATATCAAAATCTACATCTGAAACACTATATATACCACGCATTGTATAAATGTCAGGATCGTATTTACGATCTCTGTTCTCCATAAACAACATGTCTTGTATATTAGTTTCTTTTACAGCATCGTACTGTGGTTGATCAGCTGTAGCAGATGCATCATCTGGATTCTTAGGTCCTAAGTACTTGTGTACAAAGACGTCGGTACCTCCAACGGTAAACATCTCTGTTATAGTCTTATCTAAGAATGAATAATCTTTCCCTCTTTCGGGTTTGTATAAACTAAGTCTCGGCATAACAATAGTATTTATCGTAACGCATAAATACATTGTACGGAGAAGATACATGTCAACAAACATTAATACAAAAAAACAAGAAGTTTTCAAATACGTAGAACTAAGTCTCGGTGGTGGAATGATCGATGTTGAACTCGATCCAGAGCATTATGAGAGTGCCCTTAACACAGCATTTACTAAATTTAGACAGCGTAGTGAAAATAGTGTTGAAGAATCATACATCTTTTTACCTACAGTAATTGATCAAAATGATTATGTACTACCAAATGAAGTAATGGAAGTTAGACAAATTTTTAGAAGATCAATTGGATCACGCACAGGCGGCGGAGATGGCGGCACATTGTTTGAACCATTTAACCTGGCTTATACAAATACATATCTATTAGCAAGTAGTAACATGGGCGGACTATCAACTTATAATGCATTTGCAGGATACCAAGAACTTGTAGGACGTATGTTTGGATCATTTATTGAATTTAAATGGAATAGATCAAATAAAAAACTTACAATACTACAACGTGCTCGTGCAGAAGAAGAACTGTTATTAGAATGTTACAATTATAGACCAGACTTTGAATTGTTAGATGACTATATGGCTGTACAATGGATCAAAGACTATACACTTGCAAAGTGCAAATATATGTTAGGCGAAGCACGTAGTAAATTTGCTACAGTCGCAGGCCCACAAGGCGGCACATCTTTAAACGGTGATGCCTTAAAAGCTGAAGCACAAGCTGAAATGGAAAAACTTGAACAAGATCTAGCACTAGCAGTAGCTGGTGGCGTAGGATACGGCTTCACAATCGGTTAAAATAATACTTGACTTCTGCTAAATTATAACGTATACTATACATTATAAATTAAGGATTCATTATGATTATTGGAATTTGTGGACTAATCAGTTGCGGTAAAGGTACAGTAGCAGATATTCTAGTTGACGATCACAGCTTTGAAAAAATTAGTTTTGCAGACAAACTTAAAGACGCAGTATCTTTAATGTTTGATTGGCCACGTGATATGCTAGAAGGTGAAACTCCAGACAGTCGTTACTGGCGTGAACAAGAAGATACATTTTGGACAAAAGAAACAGGACGTAGTATAACTCCAAGACTAGTATTACAAGAGTTTGGTACTGACTGTATGCGTAACGGATTCTATGATGGCATCTGGGTGAGTTTTGTTAAAAAGACTATTATTGATAATCCTAATAAGAATTTTGTTATTCCTGATGTACGCTTTGAAAACGAAGTAGAAGTTATTAAAAGTATGGGTGGAAAAGTTTGGTGCGTTAAACGTGGACCTGATCCTGTATGGTTTAGACAATATCAAGACTTAGGCATTGAACCAACTGATGTACACCCAAGCGAATGGCGTTGGGCTAAAGCATCATTTGAACATAATATATATAATGAAGGAACTATTGCAGATCTTAAAAGTCAGGTAAAAGGTCGCCTTGTTTCCACTTTGCGCCTTGCTTCTGCATCAACCGCTGACAGTTCGCACAGATAGTTTTTAAGTTACTACGCAACGTATTATTTAGATCACCGTCAATGTGGTAAACATTAAACTGCTCTTTATAAGTACTATGATAGTTACATTTTTCACAAGTATCTAACTGTCTATAACCAGCACGATGCCATTTAGGTATACCCCACATTTTTTTGCCGTGATGTAAACAAGTATCACACTGCTTACGATAAAACGTTTTACCGTTCTTTTTATAGTTTACCGCCGCAGGCCGGTATCCGCATTCGCATAAAGGTCTCATATTGTATTTACCTGCCCTTTGTGGTACCTTTTTATGGGGGTTTTGATATATGTTTTTGAAGAAATCATATAAATACTTTTAACAGTTGTTATAACAGGAGAACTTAAATGGCTTTAATATCACCAGGTGTACAAGTTAGCGTAATTGACGAGAGTTTTTACACACCAGCAGAACCAGGTACTACTCCAATGCTTTTTGTTGCTTCAAAGCAAGACAAACAAAACGCGGCAGGAACAGGTACAGCAAGAGGTACTACAAAGGCAAATGCCGGAGTACCATTTTTAATTACATCACAAAGAGATTTATCAGACACGTTCGGAGATCCATACTTCCAAACAGATGCTAGTAACAATCCAGTAAACGGCGGCGAACTAAACGAATACGGTTTACAAGCGGCATATTCATATTTGGGTGTTAGTAACAGAGCATTTGTTGTAAGAGCAGATGTTGATCTAGACGAATTAAGCCCAAGTGCAAATGCACCAGCGGCTAATCCAGCAAACGGAACATATTGGTTTGACACAGCATTAACAAAATACGGAATATTTGAGTGGAACGGCAATGCCGTAACTGTTACTGGTGGACAGTCATTCACTAATAAAGTTCCATTAGTTATTACAAACAAATCTAACTTAGTTGGCGAAACTAACACAGGCGCTCCGAAAGGTGCAGTAGGTGCAGTAGGCGACTATGCAGTAGTAACAACAACTACTACTAATAAAGTATACTACAAAAACTCTTCAGGAGCATGGGTCAAAGTAGGATCAGCTGATTGGGTTAAGAGTTGGCCAACTGTAACAGGTACTTCAACAGGTACTCATACAACTGGACACACTATTGTAATTAACGGCACAACGTTAGCGGCAACAGGAACTACAGTAACACAGTATGCGGCTGATATTACAGGCGCAGGTATTACAGGTGTAACTGCAAGTGTTGTAGACGGAAAATTAAACATTTTTGGTGACGGTTCAAACACAACTGACGGATCAACAGATGATGACGGTGCGATTGCTATTTCAGCAGGTGCTTCAGGTACATTGTTAGCAGACTTAGGTTTAACAGCAGGTACTTACTACTCACCAGCATTTGAAATTGCTCCACACACAGCAGTTCCAGGATTTAAAACAGCAGATACTAAAACAAGACCTACAGGTAGTGTTTGGTTTAAAACAACTGACGCTAATTTAGGTGTACAAATGAAAGTTAAAGCATTTAATAGTACAACTAAGTTATGGGAAGACAAACCAGCTCCTGTTTACAAGACACACCAAGATGCTATCTTTAATTTAGATAAAACAACTGGTGGACTTGGACTTGCATTAGGACAGTTATATGTACAAGCACACACAACTGAAGCAGAAAATGAAGAATTTGATTTTACAATTTTTGCAAGAAACAGTTCAACTGCAACTTCGATTACTTCAAGTGCAGTAGCAACACAGTTAAGCAGTCAGTCATATGGTTTCCAAATGTCAGAGAGTATTGTTGGACAAGCGGCTATGTCAACAGGCAAAGCATTAAGCGTAACAGCAACTGGCGCGGCAAGTGATGCAGACTTAATTGCTAATGCAATTAATGCGGCAGGATTTGTTAACATTGTTGCAAGCGTAGACGCAAGTAACAGAGTTATTATCCAGCACAACGATGGCGGAGAAATCCACATTAAAGATACAAACGGTGCATTAGGATTAATTGGCTTTGCGGCATTTAACTACACAACAAAAGCAGGTACTGCAAACTTATATGCGGCACCAACAGGTGATTCAACTTATGACTTCCACGCTTCAAACTGGAAGATCTTAACACAAACTGCAAGTGCAGATGCTCCAACAGCATTAACAACTGATGGTGCATTATGGTACAACAGTATTGTTGACGAAGTTGATATTATGGTACACGATGGTAATACATGGAAAGGTTATCAGAACGTTTACAGTTCAGCTGATCCACTAGGACCAATTGTTAGTGCTACAGAACCAACTACACAACAAGATGGTTCATCTGCACTAGTAACAGGTGATATTTGGGTATCAACAGCAGACTTAGAAAACTATCCACAAGTACACAAATATAATTCAGACTTAGCAAAATGGTTAGCATTAGACGAAGGCGACCAAACATCAGAAGATGGTATTTTATTTGCTGATGCACGTTATGGTACAAGTGGCGGTACAGCTACAGTAGCACCAAGCGGAACTATTGCAGAACTGTTAGTTAGTGATCACTTAGACACTGACGCACCAGATCCTGCACTATATCCAAAAGGAATGTTGCTTTGGAACTTACGTAGAAGCGGATTTAACGTTAAGAAATTTGTACGCAATCATGTAGATGTTACTCAGGACAATATTAGAATGGGTGATGTGAGCATGGCGGCATACTATCCACACAGATGGATAACTGAATCAGCTAACCAAGTTGATGGTTCAGGTAGCTTTGGACGTAAAGCACAGCGTAAAGTTATTGTACAAGCATTACAAGCAATGGTTAACAGTAACCAAGACATTAGAGATGATGAGTCTAGATTGTTTAACGTTATGGCAACTCCAAGTTATCCAGAACTATTTGGTGAAATGGTTGCACTTAACAATGATAGAGGCTTAACAGCATTTATCGTAGGTGACAGTCCAGTAAGATTACAAAGTGACGGAACTACATTAAATAATTGGGGTTCAAACACAGCACTAGCAGTTGAAGATAATGACAACGGTGCAGTAACTAGAGACGAATATTTAGGTATGTTCTACCCTAGCTTGTTTACAAGTGATAATGCAGGTAACAACGTAGTTGTTCCACCAAGTCACGGTATTCTAAGAACACTAGCATTAAGCGATCAAGTATCGTTTCCATGGTTTGCTCCAGCAGGAACAAGACGTGGTGGAATTACAAATGCAAGTGCGGCAGGATATGTAGATGCAGAAGGCGAATTTAAGTCAATTGCACTTAATGAAGGACAGCGTGATACACTTTATGCTAACAACATTAACCCAATTACATTCCTAACAGGAGCAGGACTTGTTAACTTTGGTCAAAAGACAAGAGCAAAGAACGCAAGTGCATTAGACAGAATCAACGTAGCAAGACTAGTAATTTACTTGAGATCACAACTTAAGAAACTTGCTAAACCTTACATCTTTGAACCAAACGATAAAATCACACGTGATGAGATCAAGGCGCAAGCAGACAGCTTAATGCTAGAGCTAGTGTCACAAAGAGCGTTGTATGACTTCCTAGTTGTATGTGATGAGTCTAATAATACTCCAAGCAGAATTGATAGAAATGAACTATACTTAGACATAGCTATTGAACCTGTTAAAGCAGTAGAGTTTATTTACATTCCGCTGAGATTGAAAAATACAGGCGAAATTAGTGGACTATAATCAGATAAATAAAAGTAACAGGAGCATATAATGGCAATTTCAACACTTTCAAAATTAACAGTACCTTTAGATAGTAACGCAAGTGCATCTAATCAGGGGTTGTTAATGCCCAAACTACAGTATCGCTTTAGAGTGAGCTTAGAAAACTTTGGTGTATCGAGTCCGTCAACAGAGCTAACAAAACAAGTTATGGACGTAACAAGACCTAGCGTTAGTTTTGATCAAATGACGGTTGATATTTACAACTCCAGAGTTTATCTTGCTGGTAAGCATACTTGGGAACCAATTACACTTAACTTGCGTGAAGATGTTAGCAACAACGTACAGAAAATGGTTGGCGAACAACTTCAGAAACAGTTTGATTTCTTTGAGCAATCTAGTGCGGCAAGTGGTGCAGACTACAAGTTTGTAACTAGAATTGAAATCTTAGACGGTGGTAACGGAGCAAATGCGGCAACAGTATTAGAAACATTTGAATTATACGGTTGTTACTTAGAAAGTACTAACTATAACACACTAAACTATGCAACTTCTGAAGTTGTAACAGTAGCGTTAACAATTAGATACGATAATGCAATACAATCACCACAAGGTACAGGCTTAGGAACAGCAGTAGGTAGAACAATTAATACTGCTATCACAGGCGGTGGCGCTATCTAAGCAAAGCAAAATTTAAATTAAGGGGCATTTATGTCCCTTTTTTTATGACTGAATTATCTACCTACTTTATTAAAAAGGCTAAATATTAGTATGAGCTTTTTAAACGGATTTTTAGACAACGTTGTATCAGGGGCATTAAGCCCTAAAGGCAACCTTGGAGACTACCAACATGCCGCGAGGCTATTTGTTGATGATCATCACAGATTAACACCAAAGGTAAAGTTTCTTTATCATGTTACATTTAACATAAACAGACAAGCGGCGGCAGTAATTCCTCAATTAGCAGAAAAGCATTTGAATGAACTTAACATGCTTGTTAAGTCTGCACAGTTACCAGCATACAACATTCAAACAGATGTTAAACATCAATACAATAGAAAAAGAGTTGTACAAAAGCGTATTGATTATCAACCAGTTACTATTGGTTTACATGATGATAATATGGGTGTTACAACTGCTATGTGGGAAGCATACTATAGATACTACTATAGAGATGGTAATTATGCGGCTACTAAGCCAGCAGGTGCACCAGAGTCTGGATCAGCATTACCTGAATATAATAAAGGTAATTCGTACGGAGGATTAAACCAACCACAATACAGATACGGTCTTGACAACGATAGTTTTGCTCCATTTTTTGATAGTATTACTATCACTCAAATGGCTCGGAAGAATTACACATCATTTCAATTAATAAATCCAATAATTAGTCAATGGCAACATGATACTATGGACAACAGTGTAAGTGATCCTGTACAAAGTACAATGACAATTGATTATGAAACAGTTCATTACAGTAGAGGCCCAATTGGTAACGGCGGACCTAAAGGTTTTGCAGAAGAGCATTATGATAAGACACCAAGTCCAAACTCATTAGCAGGAGGCGGTGCTTCAAGTCTACTAGGAGTAGGTGGAGTATTAGCAGGAGGCTTTGGAGTATTAAGTGATATTACTGGTGGTACAGCAAACTTTGGTACAGTATTAAAAGCGGCAAACACAATAAAAAATGCAGGTGGATTAAATACTGCTGGTGTTCAAGGTGAATTACTAGGTAGCGTAGTTAGTAGTATTGGAAAAACAGCAGG